AAAATACCTATGGCCGCATGGCTCAGGCTGGCGCAGCGCACCACGGCACGGAGCTGAAGCCCGAGGAAGCCGCGATCGTGCCCGAAATGGCATTGCCGGGCGGCATTGGCGGTAAAGCCAAAACAATCCCCAAAGCCGTCGCTGCTGACGAGGCCACCGCTGCCGCCGCAGGGCGCATAGGCATCAACGCTAACCGCGTTAAGGATGCCGACCAGATGCAGGACGCCCTGCGCACCGGGATTAATCAAACGAAGGGTGACATCACCACGGCCAAAGGTGTCGCGCCGGTCGCTTCCGATCGGGAACTGGCCGAGCAAGTTGCTAAAGGCATCGGTGACAAACGCGATCAGGTCAAGGCGCTTGAAAACGTGCGGTGGGAAAAAGCAAAAGAGGCCGGCGCACTCATTCCTGCTGATGGCGTTTCCAATATCGAGGATCTTCGCCGCATGGTTGGCCAGATCGGTAAAGAGTTGAAGGGCACTGGTGGCGAGCTTGCTTCAGATTTGCGCAGCCAGAAGTTAGGTCACGATAGCGATATCCTTGATCTACGCGATAAGATCCATGAACTTGAAGAAGCAAACGTTGCCGGCGAACATGTGAGTGAGCTTGGCAAAGCTAAAATGGAATTGAAGGCCAAGCGCCTTGAAACCGCGCGGCAGCAACTAGACCAAAAATTAAAAATATCTGACAACCTCGAACAGCGTATCGCTGAAGCCGACAAAGCTGAAAAAGCCGCCGATACAGGATCTTTGCCTACAAAAATTGAAACTGCCGCAGACCTTATTCAATTGAAGCAACACCTAAACGATGTCAACCCTGCCAACCTATCTGCTGTTGAATTGACACGTCTGAAAGACAGTAAGGCTGCTGTGGACGCTGCGCTTGGCGAATTAAAAGGAGCAAAGCCAAATATTAAGCTTTCGGCCAATTCAAAATTACGTTTCCAAGATCCCAATAAAATCAATTTTGGTGATTTGCTGACCAAGGCTAACCGACGCACTGAGGTAAATGCCGAACGCTATGGCGGTGACGCTGCCAAACAACTCGGTGTCGACAAGGCATTTATCGCCGCAGAAAAGAAAACAGGTCGCCCGCTGGTCGGCAAGGATGCTACCACTAATGCGATCGCCGGGACTGAAGGCATTGTTGATCGCATTCAAAGCACCGCACATGTCGATTGGCTTAAGGCCAATATGCGCCCGAAGGCGTTCAATCAGTTGATGGCGAATAAGCTCGCCAAAACTCTGGATGAAGTGGGGTGGGATGCTGACGCCCTGCGGCAGAACCGAGAATTTTTAAATTATGTGGTTAATGATGGCGTGGGTATGAAAACCAAAGTTGTGCAGCAAAAACTCGACGACCTGCAAACGATATTGGATAAGGCGGAAGCTGCCGGCGCGTCGGGTAAAATGTTAGGCAAAGCCTATCGCGGCAAAGATCCAAACGTAACCCGAGCTTTAAACGCCGCTAAAGCGGCATCGGCCACGGTTGCGGCTGGTGGACACCCTACGACATATGCGCTAGCCAAGGCGGCTGAAACTCTTGGTGGCGGAGGCACGGCGGAAGCTAAGCGGCTTATGCAAATGCAAAAGGAACTAAAGCTTAAAACGCCGAAGTATATCCCCGGCGAAGCTATCGGCGCCGCGCTCGGAGGTAATTCGGCGTCCGGCTTCAAGGATCAATAATGGACGGCTCGGTTTTAGACATCAAAGGCGCGGCAATTAGGCATCCTAAAACTGGCATCATCTACACCGGCCCTACCCACCCCGAAATTGCTAAAGAATATGGCTTTCCGGGATCTGGTGATTACTGGCATCATAACCGCAAGAACGCCGGCTTCGTCTTACGTGATGGATCTTTTGTTAATCGCGATCAGGCACTGAATCGGTACGGCGTTGACGAGACACACGCCATGGAAGACGCACAAGAAAAATACCGGGAGGCTCACCGATGAAAATTCTAGTTATTGACAAATACGGGGCATCGCTCAACTGGACACGCCGCTGCGTCGCCGATGGCCACAAAGTGAAATGGTATGTGCCCACTGATGAAAAAGTGGCGCTGGTGGGAAAGGGCATCGTTGAGCGCGTGTCAGATCCGCGCGAGTGGTATCGTTGGGCTGACATGATCTTTTTCACTGACAACACTAAATGGTTGCATGAGGCCGATGCATGGCGTGCTGCCGGCTGGCCGGTAATTGGCCCGGGCGTTGAAGGGGCGAAGTGGGAAATCCTTCGTGATGTCGGCCAGAAAGTGTTCAAAGCCGCTGGCATCAAGGTTGCCGACAGTAAAAAATTCACGACGTATGATCCTGCCATCGCCTATGTCAAGCGCGAGATGCGCCGCTTCGTCTCGAAGCCCTGCGGCGACGAGGAAAACAAGGCGTTGTCGTACTGCTCGAAATCACCCGCTGACATGGTTTACATGCTCGAGCGCTGGAAGAAAAACAAGACACTTGCTGGGGAATTTATACTTCAGGAGTTCACCGGTGGCACCGAGATGGCTGTGGGCGGCTGGTTCGGCCCCGGTGGCTTCAACCGTGGTTGGTGTGAGAATTTCGAATTTAAAAAGCTAATGAACGGGGATCTCGGAGTTGCCACAGGTGAGCAGGGTACTGTTGTTCGCCATGTTGCCAAATCGCTCTTGGCCGACAAGGTGTTAAAACCTGTCGAGAGTGCGCTGGAAAAAATTAACTATGTGGGATATATTGATGTCAACTGCATCATCGACGACCAAGGGGTGCCTATGCCTTTGGAGTTTACGATGCGTCCGGGCTGGCCGTTGTTTAACATTGAGCAAGCGGTGCATAAAGGGGATCACGCAGAATGGTTGATGCAACTATACGAGGGCAAGGACGCCCGCAACTTCGAGTTGGACACGGTGATAGTCGGCGTGGTGATGTCGATACCGGATTACCCGTACAGCCACTTCACGAGGAAGGAAGTGAACGGAGTACCGCTCTATGGAATGACGAAATCAATCGAGCATTCAGTGCATCCCTGCGAGATGATGATGGGGGAAGCGCCGCTGGAAGTGAACGGCAAGCTCCAAAACTCCCCGATGCTTTGCTCAGCGGGGGATTACGTCCTAGTGACGACGGGAACGGGGGAGACGATCTCGGAGGCGAAGAAGGGAGCCTATCGGGTCTTGAAAAAATTAAGCATGCCCAACTCCCCGATGTATCGGACGGATATCGGCGACAGGTTGAAGAAGCAATTGCCGGTAATACAGCAGATGGGCTACGCCGCCAATTTGAAGTTTTAGAAGCGGATCCCAACAAGCTTGATGCCGCCGTCGACCTTGCGCTCAATACAGCGATTGACATTCTTGAACTGGAATACCTGCCCACCAGCCACACGGATTATTATCGTCAGTTGACCTTGAAGAAGGACACGCTGAGCGTTGTGATTAACGCCGGCCTGAAGGCTGACGAAAACCGCTTTCGTCGTAAGCAGCATGATGTGGTGGCAAAACTATTTGCGATCGCACGCGCGGATAAGAAACTCCTGCCGATTATCGAGAACCCGCCGCAGCTTTAATTATATGAACTTACTGCACGTCGTGCGGGAAGATCCTATTTTCGACTATGATGGTGCCGTCGTTCATGCCGCCACCGGACCTTCGGGATCATCTGGCTTTATCGTATAGCGTGGCCGGTATGGTGCCGCGTTCACGAACATGGCCCAACGGGCGATGTCGTGCGTCTGGTTGTCTTTGCCTGTAGTGATGTCGGTCAGGAGTTTCATGTATTAGCCGGATACGCTGGTTGCGCTGGTAGCGACGTGCTGGTTGTGTCGGTTCCGTCAACAATCGCTCTCAACGCCTTACGATAATACACGAAGGCCACAACGTCAGCAGTTGTCGCGGTTATCAGTCCGAGCGAGATCGCTTCTTGGACACGAAACATGGTTATGTCGGTTTTGGTTAGGGCGGTTTGGGCTTTTTGGGGTAATGGTATAGGCACGGGTGTCGGAGCAGGGGGCGCGGTAAATACGCCGTTGGCGTAGGTCCAGCCGATGCCTTGATTGGTTACAAGAATATCCGCTTTGTTCAATGGGGCGTCTGCCGCATAAACATTTGTGACAAGGCCGTTTTCTATGATTGCGTAATTTGACATGTTAGCTACTCACATATTCGGTTATAACCACTAAACCCGCTGCCCCTGCGCCGCCAGCGGCACCAGTCGCTGAATTGTTTGAAACACCACCGCTTCCCCCGGCGCCGCTACCTGAAGCAGTATTTCCAGCCACGAAACCATTTACAACAAGAGGCCCAGGAGCGCCCCCGCCCGCCAAAGACGACCCACCAAAGCCCCCCGCTGCGGCAATCGCGACAGTCGTAGCGCAGATACCAGCCCCACCGGCGGCACCGGACGCGGCTATATCGCCTGTTCCAATGGCACCCCCAGCACCACCACCGCCGCCGAACGTTTGCCCAGCAAATCCGCCCTGACCGCCGTTAGCAATACACAAAGAACCCACCGACGTTGTTCCTCCGGCTGTTCCGTTATTGAGTCCGGCAGCGCCACCATTTCCAGCCGCACCTATTGTTACCGTTTGGGATGACCCAATTGCAGCGGCTGTAGCCGTCTTTTTGGAGTACCCGCCAGCACCACCACCGCCGCCGGAATCGCTTGTTCCAACACCCGCAACAGTACCACCACCACCACCACCACCGCCCCAACATTCGATAACGGCATAAACGAGACCTGTGCTTGGCGTATAAGTCCCGGAAGATGAGAATTTCTGCACATTGATTTTGTCAATCAATGGCGCAGAAACAGAATTACCGTTGATTGTGGGTGATGTGCCTTTAACAACAGAACCAGTTCCGGTGGTGGCCAATTCGCCAAGCGTTCCGGCGTTATTATATTCAATATATCCCGACGTTCCACTTGATATGGTCGTAGTGCCAACTATTAAATTTGCTGCGGCCACGCCCGTTGTGCAACTTGAACCGCTTGAACAGCTTATGCTGTACGTGCCCGAAGCCGGATTGCCGAGAATGTTGCTAAAAGCCGTTGCTGCGGTCGTGCCCGCCGTACCGCCATTGGCAATTGCTACCTGTCCTGTCAAAGACGCGGTAGGAAAGGTTCCACTGCCCACAAGACCAAGATTTGAAAGTGCCGTAACTAAATTACCGGTTGGTTGTACAATGGGAGTAACGCCATAAAAACCAATTTTTTGCGTTGTGGCCGTTCCGAAATCTGTACCCGTCGTCGCATCCGTAACAATGTTATGCGTGGATAGAGTCAGGTTGCCGTTTAACGTCTCGCTTGTCGCGGTTAAGGCGGTAAAGTTTCCGGTATTGGCCGCTGTTCCACCAATGGCCGGTGGCGATGCCAGATAGTTAGTAAAGCCCGTTCCTGATACAGTGCTTGTAACGGCAATCGCGCCAAAAGTTTGTGTTCCAGACCAAGTATTTGCGTGGGCTAAATTTATGCTGCCTACGACTGCTCCGATAGTGGGGGAAAAAGTTATTGTGCCATCAGAATTTGATACTGAAATGACATTTGCGGAAGACGTGTTGCAGGTTGGACAAGAGATTACATTTGATGTACTTAAAACGATCGGGGATGTTGCTGTTTGCGGTTGGTTATATGCAAGCGCAGGGACAGCACAGGATGCAACAGCAAGTAAAAAGCTAAGAACTAGTTTTTTCATTTTACACTCCCGTAGCTAAGCGACCGCAATCCACTGTGTTCCGTCATAGGCCACAGTGATCGCGCCGAGGCTGAAATTAATAACGTAACTTGCCGCGCCGTCGATGTTGATGCCGCCGCCTTGAATGGTGATGTTGTTGGTGCCGGCGTTGCCGATTGCGTCTTTGATGGTGTGCGTCTCGTTGACGTAGGGAAGCAGGGGAAGGTTGTACGTGATCGGCGCAGACTGATAGCTCGAAGCAATGCGCACGTCAGGAGTTAAATTGACCGGGCCTGAAGTGTATGTCTGCAGGTTGATCGTGGTGTTTTCATAAAAGAATAAACAAAGCGCCATAGCTGATTGATGAAGCCGACGAGGACATTCAAACTGTCAACGCCGCCGCCTTCGACTACTGTAAATAATGGTAGCTGCGGTATTGCCATGTCGCCCTCGAAAAGAAAAAGTTGCCGGCGCGGTTACCTTGCCCGCGCCGGCAACATTCTGCATTAGGACTGCGTACCAGTGCCGACGGCCTGTAAGGTCGCCGTCGCTGACCCCACCGAAGTAATGGTCACAATGAAATCGCGGAAGGTGTTCTGTGCGATCGTCATGGTGCCGGTGAGCGTCCACCCCGTATTCGTTGTCACAGTCCACGCAAACGCGCCGGCGGAACTATTAATAACGCGGAGTTTGTATGTCGAGCCTACCTGAGCCTGTGGCAACTGTTGAAGCAGAGTGGCCACGGTCGGCAGGGTAGCAGCGCCACCAGCCGCCAGTGTGCCCGTCAGGTTAAGCGTCAGATCAATGACACCGTTTTGCGCCACATTGGTATTAAGCAGCGTGGTCGATGCGGTCGCCGAGTTGGTCTGGTAGCTGTCGACTGCGCCCTGAGCTTGCTGGAAATTCGCATTGACCAAGTTGATGATGTTATTCAACTCGTTCAGCAAATCGAAGCCGGGAACAGGCGTCGTGTAGATGGGAATTAAAGCCATGAGAGTACTCCGTTGTTAGGTGTGACCTTGCAAGATGCACCCTTTCTACTTTACACGGCTTTTATCTTGAATGGAAGCACCTCTTTTATGAAGATCTGGCTCATTAAGCCATGGCTCATATCAACATCCCAACAGACTACCTGACCGCCCGGCATGTGCTTTAAGCCGCCGGTCAGCACTGTGCGCCGCTTGCGGTCGAGCAGGATCTTCTGCGTTTCCAATTCCTTAACGACAAGGCTAAACGGCTGGCCCTTGTCGTTGAACTTTTGGCGGATCCAATTGCTCGATATGTACAGCTTTTGGGTGTCGACCTCGAAGCGCATATTAACCTCGGAGCGCGGCGTCTGGTATGCCAGCACGTCGGCTTTGGGGGTTGCAGCGCAGTTGACGATCAGGGCATCGCTGATAATCGTTTCGTGGAGGATCTCGTTCAGCGTGGTCACCGGATCGAACTTGGTGGTGCCGGCCACAACGTCGATAATCTGAGCGATCGCCCATTCCATAATGCGCTTCGGAGAAAACTCCATCAGCCCGAGATGCACGCAGATCTCAGCAGCGATCGCTACAGTGGCCGCAAGCCGGATTAAATAGCGGTGGCATGTCTGAGCGCCGGTGACCTTGGTGTAATGTTCCACCATCGTGTTGAGGTTGGCGCGACACCAGTCGATCATGCCGGGCTGCAACAGGTAGGCGAGATACGCGCGGCCAGCATGACCGCGATTTAAAATAAGCTCATTGCCAAGTTCGCCGGTCAACGAGAAGTTGGCGTCTTTCGGCTTCTTCGCTTCCACTTCAAACACGCGGTTCGACATAGCGTCTTCACCCGACTTCTGCACCCCGTTGATGCAATCGACAAGCGATAGGTTCGATGCCGACGACAGGATATTGCACCAAGCATGCACGACGGGGTTGACGGTGCCGTCGATGCGAGCGCGGTGCTTGTCGCGGCCCTCGGTGAAGCTGCGCACAAACTCCACGATCAATTCCGGGTGCCGGCTACGTAGCTCGTCATGGATAACGGGCAGATGGCAGATGGTTCCCAAGCCTCGGTATTTGGCGTTCTGTGTATCGTTGCCGGATAGCCGGATGGCCTCAAGCTCACCCCACACCGACGCGATCGCAATCATGGTCGTGGTCTTGCCAGATCCGCCGTCAGGACTGATGAGTGAAAAAATTGCGCCGCCTTCGCCCGGCTGCGTGATGAGCGACATCAGCGGCGATGCGAACGATGTCAGCAAACCGAAACTTTGCGCCTCGCAACCTTCGATAAATAATTTGTTTGCTGCGGCTGTCCATGCGGCCTGAGATCCGTTCTTGGCGACCGAAAGTTTTTTGCCGCGATTGGTGCATTCAGCGTTGCCGGCAGCAGTCTCGGTAGTGCCGTCGTTTTTGAATAACGTGTTGCCGAGATAGAACGCAGCGTAATCCATCTTCCAGCCAAACTGTTCATAGCGCATTTTCTTTGCCTCCCCTTTGCGCATGGCGACGGTGGCGTCGACATACTTTAAAAAATGTTTCCGGTTATCGCTATCGAGCATCAGCGCACCGTAGTCGGCAAGCTCGCCCCATGATCCCATGCTGGCGAGTGCCTTGCCAGCGACTTCAAATTCAACCCAACCTTTGACTGGCTCCCATTGCCTGAACAACATGCCCTGCTTGCGCTCGGCATGTTCGCTGTCGCGCACCTCAACGAGGAAGATCGGGTAATGCGTGAAGGGTCTGTTATATTTTTTCTCGATACCGGCGCTGTCCTTGTGCTTGACCTCGACCGTCAGTTGATAGTTCTGGTTGATGCTATAACCCGCCGGCATCGGTGGAAATGTTTCGACGGCTTGCACCGCTGCGGCAGCGAACTCTTTCTTCACCCGGCCCAACACGATCGGGCTGGTGACAGCGAATGGGCAACCTGCGCAGCCCGCAGGATTTACGGATTTGAAGTGTTCGCAGGTCGTCGCTCCTGCTGCGTTCCGAGCTTGGATAAGCTTACGACTAGTTTCTTCGGCAGTGTAGGAAGGGTGGCCTGAAGACCATTCGTGAGCAAGCTGCTCTCCGTCGGCACATTGGGCAAGCACGCCGAGGGCCGCATACCATACAGGCTCTGAGATATTTCCCCGCGTGTTGCGAAAACTGCGTAGCTGAGCGCATTGATTTGCAGCGACACTTGCATAGCTTGGCTCTCTTTCTGTGCTGTAGATCGCGGTCGCAGCGCTGTTTAGATATAAAGTTTGGGCGGCGTGTTGAACAGGGGATGCGGCAATGGCAGGTTGAGGTTGAGTTGCGTCGGGGAGTTGTATTGTTCCGTCGACGATTTCGAGACACTCGACTGTTCGGGGCTGACCGGGAAGCTTCCAGTTTCTTGTTGTTGGGGGTCGGAGGATTGAGGCGATGTCGGCTGTACGGGTGGGATCGGCGTGCAATCCTTTTGAGGCTGCGAGTTGTTTGAGGAGTTTTGCATTGGGTATCCATTCGTCAGGGGTTAAAGGGCGTGACAGCGGCCAGTAGGCGTGAATGCCGCCACCTGAATAAACGATCGTGGGATGCGGCATGCCCACTTGATCGCAAAAATTTTCAATTGCATCACATGCGGCATCTTCATCAGGATAAGCGCAGGGCTGACCATGGCCGTCAGTGCCGTAATCTATATCCATCCAAAAGCTTGACGCAAACCTCACGTTTTCTGCCTTGCGGTTGACGGGTTCTTTATACATCGAACACGCAAAATAGGCGTCGTACCCCAAAGCGTCCAAGCCAGTTAAGGTTGCGGCGAGATCTTCCGTCGACGAAGAAAAACCCTGTTGGGGGCGCTCGCCTTTTTTAAGCGCCACCCAACATTTGTATCCATCACCTTGAAGAACGTGGTTTAGAAACTCGGCCAGAGACGGCATGAATGACCCACTGAAGATGATTTTTACGTTGATACTGTGTAACGGACATCGGCACCGGGAAATGTTTTCCCGAAGCTATTGCCTTCTCTAGCAGGTCGAGCTTAGCGAGGATCTGTGAATGGCGGCATGCATGGGGAACTACCCCATGCAACCACGTTTCCATCGTGCGGCGCTGGATGCCAAACCAGTGCCCCATATCAGCAATCGAAAGCTCGGCCTTGTCTTTGGCAGAGATTAAGCGGTCGTTGATATTCATTTATCCCCCCATCGCTTTACCCAACAGATTGTCGAGCGCGGCGTCTGTTGGCGCTGGTGCGATCGGCACCGCAGCGGCTGCTGGTACAGCGCCGGGTGCGTCAGGTTGACGTTGCAAGAACGCCGGCATAGGCGGCATCTGCACTGGCGGTGCGACGAGTTGAGGTTGCTGCTGTACAACGCCGGCAGGTTGCGCCATTACCATCTGTGGCATGACGGGATGTGGCATGACGGGATGTGGCGCTGCTTTGGCTGGTAAGCCCGGAGGTGCAGCGAACACCGGCGGCTGCTGCGGCACCGCCATGGGCGCTTGCAACGGCTGCACTTGCGTGGCTGCGGCAGCTTCAGCAGCTACCTGCGTCTTGGTGCGCCGTTTCTTAGGCGCTGGCGCAGCAACACCGGCAGCAGCAGCAGCAGGTGCCATCGGATTAAACGCTGCGGGCTGTGCGGCCACTGGCGCGACAGGTTGTGGTTGCACAAACTGCGGAGCCTGTGGCATCGCAACGGGGGGCATCATAGGCTGCGCCGGCATGGGCACAGGCTGATGAACCTGCGGCACCGCCACGGGTTGCTGCTGCGGAATTTGCGCGGTTGCCG